TGCACGCCCTCCCATGGCTTGCTAGAAAGTACGGTAAAGACATAGATGTACAAACACCCCTGTCATATACATTCACCATCACAAGACCCTCTAGGGGGTCTGCTATCGCCTTCTGGGGACTTCCAGGTGACTTGAGTGCTAAGGCAGTGGAATTGAAAAAAAGTTATCCACATCCTATAATTGATAGGTATGAGAACGTAGAGTATGTCAAAACAATTAGAGACCGTAGAGCCATCGAACAACCATGGAAGTACGAATTATTTGATGAGGATCCTGGCGATCTGGGGTCTTACATCCCTCACGTCTTTCCTCACACTCCTGGGTATAGTTTCTTCTACACAGGAAAAATAATCCATCAAATGATTCTTGGTGATCAGTTTGAGGATGGTGATTCTCGCATCACATTCCAGGGTCATGGACTAAAAATTAATGGTAAGTGGAAATTGTTCTGGTGATAAATATTAATTGACCCTTTGACTTCTACATGCGATGGATGTCAACTCAGCTATTATCGAGAGGCTAGAGAGAGTGGTAGAATCTCTCCAAGATAATAGTATTAAGATGGGTCAACTCCTAGCAGTTCATCAGGCTAAACTGGAGCAGCAGGAAAAGGTAGATGATATCCTCTTCGCTAAGATTGATCACCTTCATAAAGATCTCCACGAGAAGACTGACGAGATCAAGAAAGGGTGTGAGCGTGACATCATGCTTGTAGATGATCGCATCAGAACCTTAGAAAAGAAACTCTGGAGCATCGCTGGTGGTCTTGTAGTAGTCAGCATCATCTTCTCCTCAGGTGGACAGGCATTTCTCCGTCCACTCTTGACACCAGCCACGTCTGCTGTTACGATTACTGGAGACGCTGCCCCATGAGATGAGTTACATTGATATCCAATTCGTAACTACCATCTCATCAAACCTGTCTAAGTTTTCACAAAAGAAGAAAGGTCTTTACAACTTTCGTTGCCCATACTGCGGAGACTCGCAGAAGCACAAGAACAAGGCACGAGGGTATTTCTTTGAAGTAAAGAACGATCTCGTATTCAAGTGCCACAACTGTAGTGTGGGTAGATCCTTTGGTGTCTTTCTAAAGGAGAACTTTCCTCACGTCTACGATGAGTATGTGATGGAGAAGTATAAGTCTGGGCAGACAGGTAAGGGTAGATACGTTGCGAATCCAGATGTCAATTTTAGTAAGCCAAGTTTCAAGAAGGCAACAAAGATAAAGCTGGACAATATCGCATCACTAAATAATTCTCACCCCGCTCGGGGTTATCTTATGGGTCGTGGTATTCGTGAGGATGCTTTCAAAGATCTTTACTACTGTCCCAAGTTTAAGGCTTGGACTAACTCACTAAAGGAAACATTCCCAGACACGAAGAACGATGATGAAAGAATAATTATTCCCTTTTGGGATGAGGCTGGAGAACTCTTTGGTTTCCAGGGTAGATCTTTAGACCCTAATTCCAAGATGAGATACATTACTATCATGTTGGATGAGGATCACCCTAAGATCTACGGACTCAATAAAATAGATAAAGACAAAACTGTTTACATTGTAGAGGGACCACTTGATGCCACGTTTATCCAGAATGCTGTTGCTATGGCTGGTTCTGATGTCGATGTATCTGTTTATAATTGGAAAGATTTTGTATGGGTCTTCGACAACGAACCCAGAAACAGGCAGATCGTTGAGAAAATTGACAGAGCCGCCAAGCGAGGTGATAAAGTAGTCATCTGGCCAAGCACGGTCATGGAAAAAGATATCAATGACATGACTAATGCTGGACACAATGTATCAGACATGTTAGAATCTAACGTCTATCAAGGATTAGAAGCAACCCTTAAATTAAACGACTGGAAACGAGTATGAGTAACGGTATCAAAGTTATCAAGAGAGATGGCACACAGGAATCTATCAACCTTGATAAGGTACATAAGATGGTTGACCTTGCTTGCGACGGACTAGCAGGGGTTTCGGCTTCGCAAGTAGAAATTAATAGTGGTCTCCAGATGTTTGATGGCATCAAGACCAGTGAGATTCAAGAGATTCTGGTGCGCTCTGCTAGCGACCTGATCGATCTTGATCATCCTAACTATCAGTTTGTGGCTGCTCGTCTTCTTCTATTCGGACTTAGGAAAGCAGTACATGGACACCCAGAGGAGTTTCCCTCCTTGCTCGAACACGTCTTTGCTTGTGTTAACAAAGGCGTATACGATGGTGCTATCCTTCGTAAATATAGTGAAGAAGAGTGGAACAGGATTGAGAGCTGGATAGACCATGGGAGAGATTACCTCTTTACCTACGCTGGTCTCCGCCAGGTGGTCGATAAGTATTTAGTTCAGGATCGTAGCAGCAACCAGCACTACGAAACACCGCAGCAGATGTACATCATGATTGCTGCCACACTCTTCCAAGACTATCCAAAAGAGACGAGGCTCGATTATGTCCGAAGATACTACAACGCAATCTCGAAACACAAAATCAACATTCCCACACCTGTCATGGCGGGAGTGCGAACTCCACTTCGACAATTTGCTAGCTGTGTTCTTGTTGATGTCGATGACACCCTCGATAGTATCTTTAGTTCTGATATGGCTATTGGCAGATACGTTGCACAAAGGGCGGGAATCGGTATCAACGCAGGTCGCATCCGTGGCATCAACAGCAAAATCAGGGGCGGCGAAGTTCAGCACACAGGCGTTGTACCATTTCTCAAAAAGTTTGAGTCAACTGTCCGATGCTGCACACAAAATGGCATCCGAGGTGGATCAGCGACAGTACACTTCCCCATCTGGCACCAAGAAATAGAGGACATCATCGTCCTCAAGAACAACAAAGGAACTGAGGACAACCGTGTTCGTAAACTTGATTACTCAATCCAGATCTCTAAACTTTTCTACGAGAGATTCATCACCAACGGGACCATTACTCTCTTTAGTCCTCACGATGTTCCTGGGCTTTATGATGCTTTCGGCACTCCTAAGTTTGATGAACTTTATGTACGATACGAAGCAGATGAGACGGTCCCAAGAAAAACCGTTGGTGCTCAAGAACTGATCCTTGATCTTCTCAAGGAACGTGCTGAGACTGGTCGTTTGTATTTGATGAACATCGACCACTGTAACTCACACTCTTCCTTCAAGGACAAGGTGAACATGTCGAACCTGTGTCAGGAGATCACTCTCCCCACAGATCCTATTAACCACATTGATGATGCGGATGCTGAGATTGCTCTTTGTATTCTCTCTGCTGTTAACGTAGGTAAGATCAACCAGACTGATGAACTGGAAGAACTCTGCGACCTGGCAGTCCGTGGTCTAGAGGAACTGATCGATTATCAAGAGTATCCTGTTGCTGCTGCTAAGCGTTCCACCTTGGCACGTCGCTCTCTGGGCATTGGTTACATCGGATTGGCACACTACTTGGCTAAGCATAAGGTCAAGTACAATGAGCAGGCAGCATATGATCTAGTTCATAAACTGACTGAGGGATTCCAATACTTCCTCCTGAAAGCTTCTAATCAAATTGCTAAGGAGAAAGGTGCTTGCCATTTGTTTGAAAGGACAAAGTATGCTGATGGAATTCTTCCCATTGATACATATAAGAAGGAAGTTGATCAGATCGTAACGCCCGAATACCTCTATGATTGGGAAGGTCTTAGAACATCTATCATGGAGCACGGTCTCCGACACAGCACACTGTCCGCACAGATGCCTTCAGAAAGCAGTTCCGTTGTGTCAAACGCAACCAATGGAATCGAGCCTCCTAGAGACTTCCTGTCCATTAAGAAGAGTAAGAAGGGACCCCTTAAGCAGATTGTTCCGCAGTATGGTACACTAAAGAACCACTACACACTTCTCTGGGACATGCCTTCTAACGAGGGATACATCAAAGTCACCGCAGTTATTCAAAAGTTCTTTGACCAAGCCATCTCTGGCAACTGGTCTTACAATCCAGAGAACTATCCCGACAATGAGATCCCAGTGTCCGTCATGGCACAGGATTTCCTCACTACATACAAATACGGTTGGAAGACCTCATACTATCAAAACACATACGACAATAAGAAAGATGCTGATGAAGTAGAAACTAAACGAAGTGAACTCGAATCTCTCATCTCTGAGATTGAGTCTGCTGATGATGATTGTGAGTCCTGTAAGATCTAGTAACGAATGGAATTTATCAAGAGTACAACTAAGAAGCCCGAGGGCATGACGGTATTCAACACTGCTCGTGTTGATACCAAAAAACAAAAGATGTTCTTTGGAGCACCCTTGGGTATCCAACGATATGATTCTTACAAGTACCCTATCTTTGAGAAGCTGAGTCAGCAGCAACTCGGATACTTCTGGAGACCTGAAGAGGTCTCCCTCCAGAAGGATAGATCTGACTATCAACTGCTCACTAAGGAGCAGAAGCATATCTTTACTAGCAACCTGAAGTATCAGGTCATGTTGGACTCTGTTCAGGGTCGTGGTCCTGGTATGGCTTTTATTCCATACTGTTCCCTCCCCGAACTGGAGTCTGCCATGCTTGCGTGGGAGTTCTTTGAGATGATTCACTCCCGTTCGTATACCTACATCATCAAGAACGTCTACAGCGATCCTTCGGATGTGTTCGACACGATCCTAGATGACGAAAAGATCACAAACCGTGCCGCTACGGTTACCCAAGCCTATAATGAGCTCATCAATGCTGCTCAGATGTATGGCACAAGCAACGATTGGATCTATGCCCAAGAGAACATCGACTATGCCAAAGGAAACCTCTACGAACTCAAGCGGAAACTCTACCGCGCCATGGTCAACGTCAACATTCTTGAAGGAATTAGGTTCTATGTCTCCTTTGCTTGCTCGTTTGCGTTTGGTGAACTCAAGCTTATGGAAGGATCCGCTAAAATTATCTCTCTCATCGCACGAGACGAAAACCAGCATCTTGTCCTTACTCAGAACATCATCAAGAACTGGCATCAAGGGGATGACCCAGACATGGTTCGGATCGCTGAGGAAGAAAGAGAAAATGTAATCCAGATGTTCAAGGATGCTGTTGATGAAGAGCGTTCCTGGGCAGAGTATCTGTTCAAGGATGGATCGATGATCGGTCTCAACGCTAAACTTCTTACTCAGTATGTTGAGTGGACTGCTAACCGCAGGATGAAAGCATTGGGACTTGATCCCATCTATGATATCCCTGCCAAGAACAACCCACTACCTTGGACACAATACTGGCTCAACTCTAAGGGTCAGCAAAACGCACCACAAGAAACGGAGATTGAATCCTATGTCATTGGAGGAATCAAGCAAGACATTGAAGCAGATACCTTCGCAGGATTCTCACTCTGATTGGACGTATGAGTACCTGACCATGAGGGGAACTAAACTCTCCTCACGGCAGGCTCGTATCCTCATTGAGGGTCCAAAGAATCTGAAGGATGCGTGGTGCCTAGGAGCAATGTATTATGATTGGAAAAGGAAAAGAGGATCAGTACATTCGTGAGTATTGGTTCAAGGATGATTTATCTGATAGTTTAATTCAACTCTACAAGGATGCCGAGTCTGCTGGGCTAACAACGCCTGGTAGGGTCGGCAGTTTTGATGGGAATGAAATTAAACCAGAGTATAAAAAGAGCACAGAGATATCTTTTGAGGATGTGTGGCAGGGGCAGATTGGTCCAGACGTGTGGGGAGCCCGCAAGTACATGGACTTTATCACCGAATGCTACATTGATTGGTGGACACATTTTGAACTGCCCCCTCCCATTGGCGTAAAGATCCTTCCTCAGATACAATACTATCAACCAGGGGAAGGATACTTCCACCCTCACATCGATGCTGAGGGACCAGTGAAGTCTAGAGTCCTGGTGTACATCACTTATCTAAATGATGTACCTGATGGGGGAACTGTCATGATCAACAATGAGTTTGTTATCCCAGCAGAGAAAGGTAAGACTGTTATCTTTCCCGCTGGCATTACTCATAAGCACGCAGGACAGATCTCTCAGACCCATGAAAAGTACATCTGTACAGGTTGGGTCGAATGGCTAGTGTAAATTGTATCAACGTATACAATACTACCTTGCTATATATTAATGCGTTCAACCCCTAGGGGTCGCAAGTAAGTCGCGGAACGGAACGTTCATCCTATGTTATCATTAGCACTCATCTTTTTTAGCCATGTCCCACCTGAGATGAATCTCAGATGTGAGGACTTTAATTGGTTGAGAGAAGGACTGGAAGAGACAACTCTTTTCACTCCCTTTGAGAAGGCTGATATTCTCATCCACTGGATGGAACATACAGACCCCCAATGCTTTGAAGCACAGGACGCAAACGACTGAAGGAACGGGGATTAATCACCCTACTCTTTCAGGAGAACCTACAATGAACACACTTACTCTCATCAAGAAGCAGATCAACAAGGCTAACGCACTTCATGATGCACAAATCTCTCACACCGCATATCGTGGCGTGAAGTTTGAGTGCAAGCATGGCGTTGCTGACGAAGTACATGGTACTTTCTGCTATCGCGGTCACACTTACAACAAGTGATATGGAGTACCGCTATCATTCAGACGATTTAGATAGCGACAACAGACCACCTGCCTGCTATCAACTAACATATAGGGGATGCAGGTATTGGTCCTGTTATAAGATTCATCTGCGAGAATATTTTGAGCAGTTGCTTTCTTATCAACCCATTTATAATCAAAGACGCTAAAAGTGATCCCCGCTACATATAGTAGTCGGGGATTTTTTTATGGAAAAAAGACGCCTCAAAGAATTGGTTCAGGAGTTAGAGGAACTTTTGGCGGAACTTAAAGTAGAAGTTTACGCCGACAAAGATTCTTACCTTGACAAATCTGATTACCCATATTATAGTAGCGATGACGATGACGGATACCCAGATTGATTATGAAAACCCCTGGTTGTTTAATGGTAAACCGTTCTCTTCTGAAGACATTGGGGAACATTATGGTTTTGTCTACTGTATCACTAACGTCCTTTCTGGTCGGCGCTATATTGGTCGAAAGTATTTCTGGTCGCTACGAAAGCCTAGAGGCAAAAGTAGGAGAGTTAGAAGTGAAAGCGACTGGAAGAGATACTACGGCAGCTGTGATGAGCTTAATGCTGAGCGCAAAGAGGTGGGGAACTATGCCTTTAAGCGAGAGATACTGAGTATCCACACAAAGAAAAGTTTATGTAATTATGAAGAGACCAGACAACTATTCATAAATAATGTATTGAGTGAGAGTTTGAATGGAGAACCTGCGTTCTACAATTCAAACATTCTTGGTAGATACATGAGGAAAGACTACTATGGACAAGGCACCACCACAGATCCGAGCGATGTGTGACGATTTGATTCAATGGGTCGGTGACCAATGCGAAGAACTCATACACCAAGAGCGACAGGATGATATGTTTGCACTTTATATGGAATGGGCAGAATGGATAGAAGCACCAGAAACCACGCCAGTTGTCGTACTGGAACAGCAACCCCCTAAGGACCCTTGACATAGTGCCACTGGTCCTGTTATACTTACAGAGTTCAAGAGGACAGGACCATGACCGAGACCAAAGTCAAGAGCGATTCCGTAGACTTTATCGATCTGATCCACACCCTTGTGTCGGAAGGACAGATTGAAGAAGCAACTGAGTTGTATGCTAACGTTAAAGACAGCTTAGACCTTTCCAATTCTGTCTTTATTGAGTATTAATTTACTCGTTTTCTGTTTCAGTAGCTCAGTTGGATAGAGCAACTGCCTTCTAAGCAGTCGGTCGTAGGTTCGAGTCCTACCTGAAACGCCTCGGGAGATTAGCTCAGCGGTAGAGCACCTCGTTTACACCGAGATTGTCACAAGTTCGATCCTTGTATCTCCCATATGAAAAAATCTGACGTTGACTACCTTTATAACTGGGCATGTGAAACTGAGTTTCCAATCAGGAGAGCACCCACCGCAGTTGGATATTCCAACAAGGACATATATTTTTGCTGGTTAAAGGGCACAAGAAGAAATTGTGATGTACGCAGAAATTTCATTGATGATCCCAAAGTTATTGAGATCCTAGAATCAGAGGAAGTATTACTGGCAACTGTTGCTGTATTCTCACCAGGAACAGACCTTGGACCACATAAAGATCCACCAGTGTACGACAGACCATACAGACGGATACAAGTTCCACTGTACGTTCATCCCACCGACTGTTATATGATCTGGAAAGGTCAGAAAGTTTATTGGCAAAGTGGAGAACCTCAAATTTACGATGTACAAGACCACGTTCACGAAGGATACAATCATTCAGACGACGATATGATTTTTATGTTCATAGATATCGAGAAGAGAGATGACAACAGTACGCTGCAAGAGATGTAACACAACACTTACATCAAAACATGACTACGATTTTCAAACATGCACCTGTGAAAATAGAACCCATGTAAGGGGAACTATCATCGGTGCTTTTGATCTAAGTTTAGTCGAACAAATTGGTAACCCCAAACCCAAGAGCGATCTTGGCATTGGTAAAGAAGCACAGAAGAAAAGAACTACTAGATTAAGTGACGTTGACTTTAGATGAACGACGTAATTTCTTATCCTCCTATCATTGACACTTGGTCGGCACACATGCTGCTCAGGGAGATCAAGATGTTTGATCCTCTCCCTGGCAACATGTGGATTGGTATACATGATGAACCAGAGAACACCATTGAGAAATACATTCTAGATTCTTTTGACATGTATTTGTCCAAGGAGTATCCCACTGCAGTGGGATTGGAGTGGTGGTTCCACATCTTCAAAGAGAGTGATAAGATGTTAGCGTTTCATTCTGATCATGATGAGATGATCAGGAGAGAGACTGGAGAGATGAAGTTCCCTCTTCGCTCTACAGTTACTTACATCAACTCAGAAAATCTTAGTCCGACTATTCTTTTAGATTCTAAATGCAAGGGAGAGCATGAAAAGAATGTGTCTCCCTTCCCACCAACGAAGTGTTACTTCTCTCTTCCAGAAGAAGGTAAGTTCATTACATTCAATCCTCGTTGTATTCATGGTGTCCTTCCAGAAAGTCAGGGTCGTATTACCCTGATGTATAATGCCTGGGACTATCGTCCCGATGCATTGAATAGAATTGGACATGGAACCCACATCAGTAACTGTAGATTTACTGTTGAATCTGGTGCAGTCCCCACTCATTGGTTGGGAGACACGTTCAGGATTGATGTTGACTGTCTTGAGCAACGCCTCTCTATGAAAGGACCTAAGGGTGCCAACAACGAA